TAATCCAGCAACTGCCAAGCCTCAGCCTGGGGATATAGTCTTCTTTGACTTTCCTGGTGGCGAGAAGGTCGACCACGTTGGTATCATATTGAAAGACAATGGCGATGGGACAGTAACTACCATTGAGGGTAACACCTCTCCAGAGAAAAAACCTAAAGGCTCACAAGCCAATGGGGGTGAAGTTGCCGAACGCATTCGTGCGTATAAGGCAAATAACAAACGCCATCTTACGGTCTTTATCGTAGGATATGGCAGACCGAAATGGAGCAAGAAATGAACGAACTAATCGAAAGACTAAAGAGTCCTAAGACTAAGGCTGCTTTCAAGTCATACCTTCGTGCTGTCCTAGCATCCGCTGTGACTATGGCTGTCGCATTGGTTATGGATGTAGCACCTGAGTACGCTATCCTGATTGGCTCAGTGGCTGCGCCACTAGTTAAATGGGCAGATAAGACTGAAAAAGAGTTTGGACTTGGCTCCCAGGAGTAGCCTTTAAACGGCCTAGAAGGCCCTTTAGAACGACGAAACCCCCTTACCTTAGGAGTAATCCTAGGGCGAGGGGGTCTTTTGTTGTTTTACTGGGGGTTAATAGTCGTCGTCAGCATCTAAATCTTCGAGGAAGGATTGGAAGACTTCGTGGTCGTGAATCTTCCGTCGCCATCGGAAATGCTGGAACCAGCTAATAACTTCGTAGAATATATCACGAACTGCTAGCGCTAACAGCGCAATCAGGAAGGTTTGCAACATAGTATTTTCTCCTATATAATATATATTATTATATACTATATAGAACCCCTTCGGGGTTCTTATATAATATATTATATCTAATTATACACAGGATTTTTATATATGCAAACCAAATTGCATTTGACAATATAGAGAATTAGTGTATACTTACACCAATGAGCATACAACTAGGAGACTACGTATTACCTGAGCACATAAGTTACTCAGCCTTTACTACTTACATCGACTGCGGTTATCAGTACTACCTTGGTCGACTGATGCAGGTTCCCGAGGAGCCATCAGTCTGGTCCGTTGGAGGGTCAGCCTTCCACCGAGCAACAGAATTGTGGGACTTAGAAAATGCAGAATGACTTATGGCTTAAAGCCTGGGCTGAAGAACTTGGCGATAAAGATTTAACCAACGCAAGAGTTGGTGGCAAGAAGACAAAAGAAAATCCTAACAAGGAAGACGTTACATTCTGGCAAAAGACTGGACCTCGATGGGTCCAAGCTTATATTGACTGGCGTCAAGCTAATCCTTCGTGGAAAATATGGAAGACACCTCAGGGTGTTCCTGCCATTGAACTTGCTATGATGCCTGATTTTGCTGGCGTGCCTGTCAAGATGATACTTGACCGAGTGTTTGAAGTCAACGGTGAGTTGGTCATAGTTGATTTGAAAACCTCTCAACAAACACCTGCCAATACACTACAACTTGGCTTCTATAAAGTTGGCTTACAAAAAGTCTTCGGTATAGATATCAAGTGGGGGACATATTGGATGGCACGTCAGAACGGTGTATCCGAACTTGTAAATCTTGAGACGTACACCGAAGAGAAGTTAGAATACCTTGTGAGTGGTTTTGATAAAGCACGCAAGGCTGGAATCTTTTTACCTAATACAAACAACTGCCAATATAAATGTGGATTGACAGCACACTGTCAGTTCTCAACGAAGATAGGATAAATAAATGGAAGAATGGAAACTGCAAGTATCATACAAGACACCCGCTGGTGATATGATTAACATCAGGGCTAATACCGCTGATGAGTTAAGTGTATTGCTTGAAGGTATCGGTGACTACTCAGCGCAAGTTGCAGCCGTGCAACGATTGGTTGTCGGTGCATATAACGCAGCCCCTTTGGGGACAGCAAGTTCAACTCCAAGCATAGCGCCATCTGGATTCTCCGCTCCCAGCCAGGGGCAGGGTCCGCTCACTACAACACCACCCACCGCTATAACACCAACGGGGCAGGCGAGCCCGACTTGCGTACACGGGGCAAGGATATTCCGAAGCGGAACGTCAAAGACAACTGGGAAGCCTTACGCTTTCTGGGCGTGCCCGACTCCGCAGGGAACTCCCGACCAATGTAAGCCAGTAAACTAAATTAAAAATATGAAAGCGCGTAGTCATCTGTCACCCGTTGAAAGGTGGCTACGTTCTTTCTTTAGAGAAGGGAATGAATCAGGATGCGTACACTTGTCCGCTCAGTTGGTCGTCCCAGTATTGGTGGGGAACCGCTTCCAAGTTGCTTTAAAGCCTTCGAGAACAACAAGATTATCATCAGACGTTCTGAAGTTTCAATGTTTGCAGCAGCACCAGGAGTAGGAAAGTCAACACTAGCACTAGCATTAGCTTTGAAGATGAAAGTTCCTACACTTTATATCTCGGCTGATACCAACGCACACACAATGGCTATGCGATTAGCATCAATGATATCAGGTAAGAATCAATCAGATGTTGAAGAAAAACTTAACAATGATATTGGTTGGACTAAGGCTATCTTACAAAAGGGAAGTCATATAGTTTGGTCATTTGATTCATCTCCAACATTACAAGACATTGATGAAGAAGTACAAGCCTTTGAAGAACTATGGGGTTGTGCACCAACACTAATAGTTTTAGATAACTTAATGGATGTAGCCACAGATGGTGGCGAAGAGTTTGCATCAATGCGTGCAATTATGAAGGAGTTGAAGTATCTTGCCCGTGCAACGAATGCTGCAGTTGTTGTCCTTCACCACACAAGCGAAGCGGTCCAAGGCACGCCGTGCCAACCACGCTCAGCCATTCAGGGTAAGGTTGCTCAGCTTCCTGCTCTTATCTGTACTCTTGGTGTTGTCGGTACCTCTGGGTGTGGCACCAGTTAAGAACAGATACGGTAGAGCCGACGCTGGAGGAACTCTAATGACTTGGGTTGCATTCAACCCTGAGTATATGTTCGTAGATGACATACCAGAAAACATTTAAGGAGTAGATATGATTCAAGAAGAAGATGATATGACTCAAGAGATACGCGCTCTTGTTATGTTGGAGACAACTAAAGAAGTTAAGAAGTTTATTGATAAGATTGAGTCATCGAAGATTGCTGAAAAAGATGAATGGTCTATCGGATTAAATCAAGGATTAGATTGGGCTGTTCGTATCCTTAACAAAGATAAGAGTGCATCTTGACATACGATTTTTTTGGTTTAGATGAAGTGGGCAGACCTTATATGCCACCATTCCATAAGTTATGGTTTGAAGATGGTGGTTACAAAGGATATATCTGGCGCTTTGATAATAAAAGATTTTACTTTAATGACATCCCAGTAAAGGCTGATGCTTACTGGGGCACATTATATGAGTTGGCTTTTGGGGGCAAGCAATGACACACGATGAATTGCTAGACAAGATTTATTGGCATTGGAAAAATGCTGATGATGCAAAGTTCTTCGGTTTGAGTGGGTATCGCAAAGCCCTTCGTGCAGTGGTGGAATTGCATACTGGCAATGATATAAGTAATCGTTGCGTAGCCTGCTTGCACGACAACAAGTGCGAAACTATCCAGGCTATTGAGAAGGAGTTAGCGTAATGGATGAAGATTTAGTAAAGTTTAGTATTGCTATTTTAATATCATTCTTTCTTATTACTATTGGCTGTGCCTTTTTACAACAGCAAACTATTAAAACAACCTGTGGTGTTAAGGTGTCAGCAAAGGATGCTTTATTCTATGACTTGAATGCTGCATCTTGTCCAACTGTAAAGATTGTGAAGTAATTGTGGCATACCCTAACTGGTTTGCTGGAGTGCAGTATAATTTTGAAACTCAACTTGCCCACTTAAAGGGTGAACCTAATCTAAACTTTCTACAGATAGGCGCATATACTGGCGATGCCAGTGAGTGGTTGCTTACTAACATACTTACTGACCCATCTTCGACTTTGCTTGATGTTGATACTTGGGAGGGAAGCGATGAATCAGAACACAAGTCAATTAACTTTGATGATGTGTATGAGTTCTACAAAAAACGTATGGAACCCTATCCAAATATACGCTCAGTAAAAAACAACAGCGAGAACTTTTTGAAAAGTAATAAAACAACTTGGGACTTTATCTATATTGATGGTAACCACAC